GGATACTACTTAAAGTTTCAAAGGGACATTATGCTCCACCTTGAAGCTTGTTTTGTAGACCCTAGAAGTGCTGGACAGATGTATACGAAGTGTAGACGTTCTGGATATACAAACGTAGCCTCCTCTGTTGTAGATGATGTAGCTACTTCTACGTATGATGCAGGTCTAGGGATTATGTCTAAGACAGGTCGTGATGCACAGGACAACATCTTTATGAAAAAGGTAGTAGGTATGTATCGCCACTACCCATTCTTCTTCAAGCCTATTCAAGATGGTACCACAAACCCACGTACAGAGCTTGCGTTTCGTGAGCCGTCAAAGCGTATCACCAAGAAGAACAAGACTGCCGGTGGTGGTGAAGCACTGAATACAATTGTCAGCTGGAGAAACACTACTTCAAATGCCTATGATGGCGAAAAGCTAAAGGTTCTATTCATCGATGAGGCTGGTAAATTTGAGCGACCAGAAGATATCCTAGAGATCTGGCGTATTCAGCGTACCTGTTTGATGGTGGGTCGTAAGTTTGTAGGTAAGGCTATCGTAGGTTCTACGGTCAACCCACTGGACAAGGGTGGTAAGAACTACCGTGACCTTTGGGATATGTCCGATCCATCTGAGCGTAACGCCAATGGTAGGACCAAGTCAATGCTGTACAGAATATTTGTGCCAGCATACGAAGCACTAGAAGGTTTCTTTGATGTGTATGGCAATCCCGTTGTAGACAATCCGGAAGAACCGGTGATGGGTATCGATGGAGATCTTATTGAGATAGGTGCACGCACCTACCTTAAGAACGAGCGTAAGTCACTATCCAACAACAGCAATGAACTTAATGAGGTTATCCGTCAGTTCCCGTTTACTGCTGAGGAAGCATTCCGTGATTCAGCTAAAGCTAGCCTGTTCAACATTGGTAAGATCTACGAACAGGTGGAGCACAATCAAGAGCTGTACCCTCACCCTGTAGTAAAAGGAAACTTTGTATGGAAAGACGGTAAACAAGACACAGAGGTGTTGTTCCGTCCAGATCCTGATGGTCGATTCAGAGTAGCCTGGCTACCGCCTACAGAACTACGCAACAAGGTGGTTACAGATAAAGGTAAGAAGTCTCCAGGTAATAAACACATAGGTACCGGTGGAGTGGATAGCTATGATCTTGACGCTACAGTTGATGGTCGTGGGTCCAAGGGTGCATACCACCTATACAACAAGTTCAATATGGAGTACCCCTCCAATATGTTTGTACTAGAGTATGCCAGCCGTCCACCACTAGCAAGGATCTTCTATGAAGATGTGCTTATGGCTGCTGTGTACTACGGCTACGAAATACTCATTGAGAATAACAAGTACGGTATCGCTCGTTACTTTGAGAACAGAGGGTACGATGGGTACTTAATGGACCGTCCGGAACACTTGAAGTCTACGGCTAGGGTAGCTGTAAAAACAAAAGGTATACCATCTAACTCTCAGGATGTAATCCAAGCACACGCACAATCTATCGAGGCATATATTCACGAGCACATAGGCTTAGATGAAGCTGGAAACTACGGACGTATGTACTTTGAGCGTACACTAGAAGACTGGATCAACTTTAAGATTGACGACCGTACCAAGTATGACCTTACCATATCTTCAGGGTTAGCATTGCTTGCTGCCCAGCGTGTAGCGAAAGAAAAGAAGAAGTCAGACTTCTCTGGTAAACAGTTCTTTAGGAAGGCGAAACCAATCGTACGTTAATAATTATTATCTTTGCGTTTGATAACGATTCAGCGAAAAGATGAATAACGAAAAAAAAGGAGGATTCCCTAATCCATTAGCGGTCACAAGTGAGAAGATGCACTACAGCTATGGGTTGCAGTATGCTAAGGCAATGCTAGCGCAGTGGGGAGGATTGGATAATCAAAACAGTATCTACGGCAAACGCTACAAAGAGTTTGAAAGAGCTCGCGCATATGCTGCCGGTACTCAAGACACATCTATCTATAAACAGATTTTAAATAGCCTTGACCCAGATAATGGAGATGGTGCTCTTATGTCTTTAGATTGGACTCCTGTACCTATCGTTCCTAAGTTCGCAAAGATCGTTGTAAACAAAATCATTTCTTCTTATCGCTATCCACAGGTAGAAGCTGTAGATCCGTTATCACAGAGCGAGAAAGACGTAAAGAAAAAGAAGATTGCGGCACGCATAGCGAACAAGGACAAGTTCCAAGAAGCTAAGCAGTCCGGACTAGAGGTGGACATCGATCCAGATCGTTTGCCAGAGACCCCGGAAGAGGCAGAGATTTTCTTAGAGACTAACGTAAAGACAGACGCAGAGATTGCAGCACAGCTAGGGACTCAGATGACACTAAGCTGGAACAACTTCGATGAGAAGATCTACAGAAGGGTTGTTGAGGATCTAGTGAACTGTGGTATGGGTGTGTCTAAACGTGTTAATGATCCTAACTACGGGATTAGCCAAGAATATGTAGACCCTAAGCTGTTCATCCATAACTTTACAGAAGATGCGACATTCTCGGATCTAGTGTATGCTGGTCATATCAAGACTGTATCTATCTCGGAGCTTAAGAGAATTGCTGGTAGTCAGTTTACAGAGAAGCAGTATCAATCGATGGCGCAAAGCGTAATGAACAAGAACGGCAACAGTCCGGAAAAGTTCTCTCGTGTACAACTTGGCGATACTGTAAATGTTCAAGAAATGCCATACGATGAGTATAGCGTTCAGGTACTTGACTTTGAGTTTTTATCTGTAGATCCTATGATCTATGAAAAGAAGATGTCACGCTTTGGTAATCAAGGATTCTACTTCAAAGGAGACTTTTACGAAGCACCAAAGAACTCTGTATACGATCGCGAGATTGTAAATATGAACAACGCTACAGTTTACGGAGGTAGCTACATTATTGGAACAGACTTCGTATACAACTACAAGCAGTGTAATAACGTTCCTAAGAATATGCACGACCTCACTAGAGCTCGTCTTTCTTACAGTGTGATTGCTACCAATATCCGTAATATGATTCCAAAGTCTTTGGTGTCTAGCGTTATTGGATTTGCTGATCAGTTACAGCTGTCTCACTTGAAACTACAACAAGCTGTAGCTAAGGCTAAGCCTGACGGTGTACTTGTCGATATCGAGGGTCTAGAGAATGTTGACCTTGGTCGTGGTGGAGAATTGCAGCCATTAGATATTCAAGACATCTACGAACAAACAGGTGTGTTCTACTACCGTAGTAAGAACCCAGAGGGAGGTTTCCAAAACCCTCCTATCCGTGAGATTAACAACAGTATCCGTAACATCAATGAGTTGATTGCGCTATATAATCACTATCTGCGTATGATCCGTGATACTACTGGAATCAATGAGGTAGTCGATGGTACTACACCTAAAGGTGAAGCTTTGGTTGGTGTGAATCAGATGGCTGTAAACGCTTCTAACAACGCTCTGTACGACATTACCAACTCAGCTATGATCTACTACCGTAGAGTCTGTGAAGATGTCGTGAAGTGTCTACAGATCCTTCCTAATAAGTCTGTATTGTACCAAGTGTATGAGAAGGCTATTGGCAAGACAAATATGTCTGTACTAAACAGCTTTAAGGATCTACCTATGTACAACTTTGGCGTACGTGTGTTGAGTGACCTCAGCGACACAGACCGTCAGTACCTAGAGCAAAATATTCAGATTGCACTGTCTCAAAAAGAAATCGACTTAGAGGATGCTATTGCTATACGTAACATTAAGGATATTGACCAGGCTGAACGTCTACTCATTATCAGACGCAAGAAGCGTATGGCACAGATCCAAGCAATGCAGCAAGCAAACATTCAAGCACAGGCACAAGCTAACGCACAAGCAGCTCAAGCTGGAACGCAAGCAGAGATCCAAAAGGAACAGGTCCTTGCTCAGCTAGATATGCAGAAGAAGCAAATGGAGTTCGAGATGAAAGCTCAGTTAGCACAGCTAGAACACCAGATGCGTATGGAAATGGAACAGCTTAAAGGTCAATACGGAATAGAAGAACAAAAGATTGAAAGCCAAGTAAAGAACTCAGCTGAGACTATGAAAGAAGACCGTAAAGACGAGCGTGTTAAAAAGCAAGCTGTCGAGCAGTCTAAGCTGTTGAGTCAGCGTCAAGGCAAGCGAGGTGAATTACCAGAGCAGCAAGACGTTCTAGACATTTAGTAATCAGTAAATTAGTACCTTTGCAATATGGCAACCACGATAAACTTAGACATATCTCAGCGAGTAGATATCACCTGTAGAAGAGGCGATACATTCATAGTTTCTATGACCTTTAAAGATGGTGACGGTAATCCCTTTGATCTATCAACTGGGTACGCTTGGAAGCTAGATGTAAAGGAAACAGATACAACATCTTCGGATATTATTCCAGACACGGCATTTACTTACACAGGTACTGCCCAAGGTGAACTTACGATCTCTTGCCCAGCCACTACAATGGCGAACGTAGAGGGAGGTATATACGTCTATGATCTACAAAGTGATCAATCTGGCGTTGTCAAGACTTGGGTGTACGGAGTGTTTAAAGTAAATGAAGACGTAAGTGAGTAATACTATCTTAATAAGTGGGGCATCAGAAACCCTTAATGTATCGGTAAATCCTACATTAATCAATGTTTCTGTAGCGATTGAAGAAGCAGCTGTAACTAACACCCTTGAGGTGAATCAGTTTGCCGGTGCTTATGTTTCAACGATTGAAGGTGGTTATGGCATTGAGGTAGATACCGCAGGTAAGGTCTATACTATTTCATTAGCGGATGATATTTCAGATATTGAGAGCGATCCTGTCTTTGTTGCGTCTCCTGCGTACACAATCACTAGCCAATTAATCACAAACTGGAATTCAGCAGGACCCGGTTTACAATCTGTCTCATTTAACACAGCTGATGGTGTACTTACCATTACTGATACTGAAGGCACTGATTTTACAGCTAGCCTTGACGGTAGATACTTGCAGACAGAAACTGTAACTACCATTTCATTAGCTAACAATGTGGTTTCATATGTAGATGAAGACGGTGTTACCACTGATATTGATTTGTCTGCATACTTAGATAATACCAATGACTTTGTAAGCTCTGGTACATTTACGGATGGCTCGCTAACACTTAGCATTCCTAATCAGGGTGATGTTATTATAAACCTTGATGGTCGTTATCTAAGATCTGTAGGAAGTTTAACAGATAATTTCTTTGGAGTTTATGATTCTTCTACAGGTCAGCTTGTAGATGCTCCTGCTAAGTTTATTGATGGTAATAATCCATCTGTAGAGTTTTTTGACAACACTATCGCAGACAAAGGTAGTGTTTCCTTGGAGTTTAATGCTTTAGCTGGAAATGCGCTGCCTGACCCTGACGCAACGGTAAACTCAGTAAGTACTATTGAGAACGTAAGCGTTTCTTTAAACACTACTACAGTAACTGTATACGACAGCTCTAGAGACTTGTTTTATGCTTTTTATAAGCAAAGTGCTGACAGCACATTAAGGTACGATGTATTTAACCTATCAGGAGAAAGAACAGTTTCCTATCAAGTACTTTTAACAGGTATTGATTTTGGAACTAGAAGTATTGGTCCTTCGTTATACAGTGCTGATCTTGATGTTTTATTTATACCGTTAGGGAATTCAGAAGGGTCTAACGAGGTTTACGTTATAAACCCATCTGACTTTAGTGTTGTTGACAGTGCTAACTTTGGAGTTGTAACTCCTTCAGCTCCGTTTGGGAACTTATACTATACAACTAGAGGCTCTCATTACTCTCATTCATTAGGAAGTGTATTTTTATCTCAGTCAGGAGGTACAGTATCTGTACTTGATTTTGACGGTAGTACATTATCCAATCACAGGAGTATTGACGCTGTAGATAATGAGGCTTTCAGAACTTCAATATATGGGGTTTTTGAAGATACAGACAACAGTAATGTATATTGTGTTGATGAGTATAGATATGTATATATATACAGCAATGCTAATGACACGTTTACTTACATAGGCTCAAGACTTCCTGAAAAAAGCAGCTTAACAAATATTGTATTTGTACCTGGAAGTGGATCTGTGTGGATTAGATATTCTGATAATGAACTCACCACAGATACTTTAGCGAAATACAGCCTTTCAGATTTTAGTCTCACTACCATTGAGACGTATACTATTGAAAATAATTCAGACGCTACAGACCGATTATAT